TACGAAACGCATTAATTGAACACTGGTATGTAAAAGATTAACGTGAACAAATCGTCAAAGACAAACGTCAAGGACAGCTAAAAAATGATACAAATAAAAATCGGTAACTGCCGAAAGTTATTGAAAGAAATACCGAGGAAGTCAATCCAATCTACCATAACATCGCCTCCGTATTACGGATTGAGAGACTACGGAACCGCATCGTGGATTGGTGGAGATCCGAGTTGTCCACACAAAAGACTTTCTAAAATATCAGCCGATACAACAACAGGACATCAGGCAATGTATCAATCGGGTAGTGTAGTAGGTGACGCTATCTACAAATCGGTTTGTCCATTATGCGGAGCAGTCCGAGAGGACGAGCAAATAGGATTAGAGGAAACGCCAGAGGAGTATGTTGCAAATCTTGTAGAGGTATTTCGTGAGGTGCGAGAAACGTTATCCGACGACGGGACGCTCTGGTTGAATCTTGGGGACACATATTGTGGAGCAAGTGCGATTCCTGGAATTAAAGAAAAAGATTTGATCGGCATACCGTGGATGGTAGCCTTTGCGTTACGCAACGACGGATGGTATCTCCGACAAGATATTATTTGGCATAAGCCAAACCCTATGCCCGAACCCGTACGAGATCGTTGCACTAAATCGCACGAGTATATATTTCTGTTGAGCAAGAGTAGGAATTATTATTATGATAACGAAGCGATAAAAGAAAAATCTACTTATCCTGACGGTCCAAATTCACCGAAAAAAATTGTAGCGGGCGTGGGAGAATATGGAATGGATACACGGAAAGGATTATCTAAAATTGGTGTAAATGAAAAACGGAATAAACGATCTGTCTGGAGGGTTAACCCTGCAAGTCTACCAGACGCACATTTCGCTACCTTCCCTGAGAAACTTATACTACCAATGGTTTTGGCTTCAACGAAACCTAACGATACAATATTAGATCCATTTGCGGGATCAGGGACAACTGGATTAGTAGCAGGTAAACACAACCGAGACGCGATACTCATCGAACTCAACCCTGACTACAAAAAGATTATCGACAAACGATTAGAGGGAGATTTATTTTTCAGTGCTGAAACGGAGGGAAAATAGAAACGGCTAAAAGTTTTCACTTGCAAATTTTGAGGCTCTATGTGAAATAGGCCACGATTTTTTTGACTTTTATTTTTTACAAAAACCAAAACAGTCAACGACATATGTCAACGACAGAAAGAAATTCAAAATGGGATTTTTAGATTTAAACACAACGCAACAATTTTTACCACGTTTCGACCTTGATCTACGAGCAGGTAGGTTTTTTGCAGTCGAGAGAACGCAAGGTGCAGACGGAGAATGGACTTCAGAAAAAATTGAAGTTGAGTCTCCATCGTTTGGCGTAGATATTGGTAACACTGCTATTGGCTACACCGCATTTATCGACAACCGTCCCGATAGCATTATGCACCATCAGGAGGACGGAATGCCCGCTCAACCCTCGCCTGAACATAAACCAGGATTTGAAGTCACTGTCAAATTGATTGGTGGAGATTTCGACGGATCGGTTCGTAAATTCGGCAAACAGGGACTAACGATTGGTCGAGCTTTCGACGAACTCGTGGACGCTTGGCAAGCACACAAAAACTCTCAAGACAAGACGAAAGTTCCCGTAGTTACTGTGACGGGATCTATCCCGATCAAAGCAGGTAAGTCCACAAACTACGCTCCGAAATGGGGAATCGCAAAATGGATTGCCCGTCCAGAGGAGTTCGACCAGTGGATACCGCAACGCATCGACGTTGACGCAGAACGTGCGAAACAAGATGTGATAGACAAGATTAACGGTGACGAATTACCGTTTTAATCACTTTCTCTAATCTCTAATATTTGTTATATTCGACGACCCGTATAATTAACTACGGGCGTTGAATATGACAAAACAAATACTAATCCTACAAGGTGAATTGCCCGCAATTAATGAGATCATTGCAGCTTCCAAGTCTCATTACTCAAAATATGCACGAGTAAAACGAGCAAACACAAACCTTGTAGCGTTAGAGTGTAGAGTCCAAGAATTAAAACCAATAGACAAACCCGTATCAGTTTTATTTGCACACTATCGCAAGAGTAAACGGAAAGATCCTGACAACGTTGCGGGAGGTGCTCAGAAAATGATATTGGATGGTCTTGTTACAGCGGGAGTTTTACCCGACGACACAATGAAATATATAAAATCATTACACCATACATTTATAATTGATAAGATCAAACCGAGGATAGAGGTTGTAATCTATGTTGACGACATCTGATAAATCAAATCCGAGATTAACCTCTGCGATAAAATATGCGGAGATGGGATGGTATGTTTTTCCAGTTCATTTTGTAACTACTAAAAAAGAATGTAGTTGTGGACATAGCAACTGCAACAGCGTAGGCAAGCACCCAATTAGCATAAGCGGATTAAACGACGCAACAACCGACATCGAAACAATTACTCAGTGGTGGAGAAAACAACCCTACGCCAACGTCGGTATCCGTACTGGAGAGATTAGCGGGATAGATGTTATAGACATCGACGAGAGATCGGGAGGAAAAGAAACTTGGTCTGACCTTGAGCGTGAGTATGGTCCTATTGACTCAACGCCAATGGCTACAACTGGTGGAGGCGGGACACACATATATATCGAATACACTGGTAGACTGCATTCGCAAAACGAAACGCTACAGGGAGTTGACGTTAAATCCGACGGTGGATATGTATTAGCGGAACCGTCGAACCATGTTATGGGATCGTACGAATGGGAGTTGATTCTGGAACCGTTCGACACTCCAGTTGTTAATCTATCGGTAACAAACGACAAACTCTATAGTTATATTGTAGAATCACAAAACGAACGAGTTCCAACAACACCAGAATTAAAAGAAGTTCCACGAGTAATTTCAGAAGGATCCCGCAACTCTAAACTAACGTCGGTTGCGGGAGGGTTACGTCGTCGAGGCTTGAACTCCGACGAGATATCTTTATTGCTACACCAGTATAACCAGAGATTTTGCGACCCTCCATTAGACGCTACAGAGATTGACAGAATATCTCAATCAATGGAGCGTTACGAACCAGAGCCTCCTCCACCATCAACTATAGATCCTGAAATTGGAGTTACTGCCAACGCTCCTCTACTGGCATCGGGTCTACCACTAACCGACGCAGGTAACCGCGATAGATTAGTTGCGAGATATGGGAAACAAATACTCTATGTCCCAGAAGAAGGATGGAAACTTTGGTCTGGCGTATGTTGGGAAAAAGATCAAACTAATCGCGTAACGGAAATGGCACTCGACACTGCACGAGTTATACGAGCGGAGGAACAGACGGGAGTAGTTGATAAACAGGGAGTTGATAAAGCAGAGAAATGGTCTTACGCTTCCGAAGCATTGCCAAAAATAAAAGCAATGACCACGCTTGCTGAATCGCACCCTTCGATTGTTAGCAGTGTCAATGATCTCGACAAACATTTATATTTATTTAACGCATCGAATACAACATTAGATTTAATTGAACAAGAAGCGATTGACCCTGATCCCACCCATAGGTTGACTCAAGTTTCAAGAATGAAATATAACCCCGAAGCAACTTGTCCATATTGGGAAGAATTTTTATCTCAAATATTACCCGACAAAAAAGTTGTCCGTCACCTACAAAAATATCTTGGTCTTTCGCTCACTGGCGACATGACCGCAGAAGCAATTTTTATTTTGTTTGGAGATGGTGCAAATGGTAAGAGTTTATTATTGGAAGCGTTGGCTTATCTTATGGGAGACTATCTGAGCAACGCTCCCGCCCATACATTTTTATCGTCGTCGAGAAACGAATCCATACGGAATGACCTTGCCATGTTACGTTCATCAAGATTAGTTACGGTGAGTGAAACAAACAAAGGTTCCACGCTCGACGAATCTGTCATTAAGCGTACGGTGAGCGGTGATCTGGAAACCGCTCGCTTCCTTCACAAGGAATTTTTCCAGTTCCGACCAAAATATAAAATATTATTAGCAACAAACAATAAACCCGAAATCTCAGGTGCAACACATGGAACATGGAGACGACTACACCTGATTGAGTTTGGAGTAAAATTTGGAACTCCTGGTCACCCCGTTGCAGGTAAGAAGGACGAGATTATTGCAAAGTTAAAATCAGAATCGTCTGGGATATTGAATTGGATGATGAAAGGATTTCAAATGTATCGTGAGGAGGGATTGATACAACCAGACGCTGTAGACAACGCGACCAGAAGTTACCGAGAAGAGCAAGATCCATTGCTTGAGTTTATCTCCTCCTCCTGTATAGTCGATAATATACTTTCGATCAGCGTTACCGATCTAAGGGAGGCATACAACGCCTACACAGGAGAAGACCAGAGTTCAGTTTGGTTTGGACGAGCGATGTCCGAACATGGATACAAAGCATCTCGCGTAGGTTCAGCGAGAATGCGAGTCTATAAAGGGATTGCTCTTAATGAGGAAAGCCAAAGTCTACTACAGAGGAATCAACGAGGAATTAACTAATGACTTTATTTAGAGCTTCTCTTGCTTCAAGCGTGTCTTTTACAAGCCGTCCCAAAGTCTGACAAAGATACTCGGATTCTTCTGGGCTTATTTTTCCGTCGTCGGCTAAAGCTATTCTATATTTGTCGCTCAAAAGGTTAAGAGAAATAAATGCGTCATGCACTTCTTTCCACGCCTTTTTAGCGTCGGATATTCTCTTGGCTTGCTTAACTGCAACAGCACTAACTGCACCAACTACTGCTCCTCCACCAACTATTGCAGAGGGTATATCGCTGAGAAAATCAAACATTTTTAATCCTTTCTGAATGGTAGCGGGAAATGGAATCGAACCATTTCTACCAGAGAATGAGCCTGGGGTGCTTCCATTACACTATCCCGCGACACATTACTCTGATGTTTTTTCAAGTTCCGCTTCAGGTTCAGGTTCTTCTCCTGGTCCTTCTAACGCAAACTGTATCCCCTTTAACGCACCGTTTAGTTCTCTGAGGGTAGGGTCTGCGGTTAATATAGCGTCTATACGTTCGTCTCGTTGACGTTCAAGATCTTTTTTAATTGACTCTAATTGGTCAACGCTTGCACCAGATGTTTTACCATTCGTAGCCATACCAGTTCCTTTGTTGTTCGATGGGAAAAATTCTTTATGCACCATCGGAGTTTTTTGACGGGAGTTTCCTCGTCGTTTTTTTGTTGCCATATTATTTCTTTTTACGCTTCGCAGTCTTAGCAGATTGTTTAAATGCTTTAGCTGATGGAGCACCTTTGGCTCCCGCTTTTCTCATTTTCTCGCCAGACCCACTTGCAATTCTTTTTCTCTTAGCGTGGATGTTTGCGTATAAACCTCTTTTCGCCATTACCATTTCACCTTGTCAGCCCAATACGCTGCTGACATCGGACCACGTTTTATATTCGCAGAATGACGAGCCTTAAAACTTGATCGCTTGCTTTTCATTGCTTGCGATTCACCAGACTTAGGTTTACCTGCTGTCTTAGCTCCCTGTTGACCAAATCGAATTGTCTTAACTTTGCCATTAGATTTAGCAACAACAACATGAGATTTAGTTTTATGACTCGGAGTTCGACGAGGTTTATTGTAGCCACTAACACCTGCTCGTTTTAACCGAGAATCTTTTTTTACAGGCATTACCTACCTCGTGGTTTACTCTTTGGTTTTGCTTTCATTTTTTCTTTAGCTTTTTTAGCTTTAGCTTTACCTGCTTTTGTGTATGCGTATTTTTTTCCACCAACCATTGGCATAATTAAATCTCCTTCTTAGGATGTAAATTACTTAAATCTAATTTGTCTAATTGTCGTTCAATTAGCAAGTTCTTTAATTCTGAATTGCTAACGTTCAAAAGCGTTCCACCTGTAGGAACTCCAGTCTTCGGATCAATGTCATACAGGTAAAACGTTGTAGACAAAACCCCACATTTAGAAATCCTACCTCCTCGACGTTGCCCTCCTACCGTTAGGTAAACCGTTTGGTTTTCAGTATATTCCGAACCGAGGAAAACACTTGCCCCTGCAAGCAAATTTTCCACCGATTGTCGCAAGCAAAGCAAAACAGTAAGCACAATAAAATACCACCAATACTGCTCGACTAATAACCCCAGACCACTTGAGTCTGAGAATTTTTGCAACGCTTCCGTAGCTTCTGTTTCCATACATCACCCTTCGTGCAACGCTTTCCAAACTGCACCATAAACTACAGTAGTCACAAACATTAATAAACCGAAGATCTGGTCATGCTCCCAGAAGCTTTCCCAATTATAGCCTCCAGGAAAACCCGCATGTTCCCAATATAAATACGCAATAGAAACCGTCGTCCCTGCAGCACCTGAATACATACCACTTTTCAAAGACGCTTTAGAAAGCTCTTCGCGTTTTGTCATAGTAATTAAGTTTCTTGAAATACGTTTGTTTGTAGTTTTTAAATCATCTCTTTCATGTTTAAATTCTTTGGCAACAATATTTTCATTGCTAACAGCACGTTTCAATGTTTCTATTTCACGCACTGCATCACGATATAACCTTTCCTGTTCGTCCCTTGATCTTATTTGTTCAACTGGTTTATATTTTCCAACCATTCATATTTAACTCCCCTCAAGAACTGCAATTCGTGCTTTTGCAGAATCTAATTCTGTTTTAAGCTCTTTAAAAGCGTTGACGAAAGCGTATGTCAAATTAGAAGAATCCCACATATACAAGTCTATTTCGTTTTCGTCTGACTCTTCCAGTTTGCTTTTGCGAGTAGAGATACAATCGTTAAATATTCCTGCACTTACAATTTCTTGTGCAATTACTCCAACAAACTCTTCACCAGTAGATTTTAATCCACCTTTACCGTTTAGCGTGTACTTTTTTGGATTAATCTGTATAATGTCTGATAAACCTGTAGTATACGCATCACCTACGTTTTTTAGACGTTCATCGGACGAGTTAGTCCAACTTCCTCCACCAGATTTTGACGCATTGCCAGATGCCCACATAGCAAAAGCACCACTGGCATCGGAAATTGTTGTGGTGGCTGTTGGCGTTACTGCATCACCTGCGCTATTACTCGCTGTGCCACTGTATAAATCTATATTTCCAGATTGGAAACGAAGTAAGCCGTATCCTCTACTGGTGGTTGATTCAATAGCGTGCCAATCCATTGAAGAAGCACCTTCATGATACAAGTTGTAAGCAATCCAACCTGGCCTGTAGGACGCCGTTTCCGTCCCGTAGACCATCGAAATTCGATCTGTTGAATACGCCTGTATAGAGGCTCCGTACGAATGGCGTGTGTCTATAGCTAAATTGTTATTGTCATAAGTCAATGTACTTTCTACTGTTGCTTCATCGCTGTCTTTAAACGTGGCCACTCCATTAGCAGTTGAGCCGTCCCAAGAAATACCACCAGAGCTTGCAGTAGTCCATGACAAAGCACCAGATCCGTTTGTCGTAAGGACTTGATCCGCATCTCCATCGGTGTTTGGAAATGTGAGCGTTACATCCCCTGCCAGAGCAGGTGTAGTTAATGTAAGTTTGTGTGCTCCATCATCAGTGTCTTCGTAAATTTCAATCTTACCTGCTGATGTTGCACCATTACCAACTGCTAACGTGCCTGTAACAGTAGTTGCTCCAGAAGCTAAAGCTCCAGTAGTTGTAATTGTTGACGATCCTATATTGATATTGCCAAATCCAGAAGTAATACTTCCAGAATTAAGAGCACCAGTTGTTACAATAGAGCTACTTCCCGCAACAACAGAATAATCTCCAGTAGCGGCAACTGCCATTGTTCCAAGCCCTAACGACGTTCTTACGGTAGATCCGCTTTCGGCAACCCAACCACTTGCCGAACCAACAATAAAATTACCATCTGAATTTGATAAACCTGCAATAGCTGTTAAGTCAGCATCTAATGCTTGATACAATGATCCTAATGCAGTGCCATCCAAAGTAATTGCATCTGCTTCAAGCGTCCCGTCGATATCCGCATTGCCTGAAACATCTAACGACCCTGCGTCTAATTCACCACTCAACGTAACGTTTGCAAATCCTGTGGCATTATTGCTATCGTCTATAGTGACTCCAGAATTTTGTCCCGTCTTTCCACCCGTCCCGTCAAAACGAACAATAGCATTATCAGTTGCCGAGCCAGGACCACTAAAGTCGCCTACTCCAGTTCCACTAACAGCCGACCATTCAGGTATAGATGATCCTTGCTTTAAGAAATGTCCCGCAGTTCCTTTACCAAGTCGAGCAAGAAACCCAGAAGAATTTCGATAATATAAATCTCCTTCGGAATCGCTTCCTACCGCTAACCCGTAATTGGTTAAAATCATATCGTCGGCTGACTCGTCAAACAAAACCGATGATCCTGATGTAGCACCAAAGAACTTGACATCGTAACCAGTATCATCAACTCCAACTGTTACCGTTCCGTCGATTTGAGTTGCTCCGTCGATATCTACTGCATCAAGGTTTGTCGTCCCGTCTATGTCGGCATCACCTGATATATCTAACGTCGCACCGTCCAACTCTCCCGACGCAGTAAGGTTAACGACTCCCGTAATGTTATTTGAATCGTCAATCAAAACCGAACTTGCTTGGAGAGTTGCTGCTCCCGTTCCGTTTGCACGAGGAACCGCATTATCTGTAGAGCCTAAAGTTCCACCAATCGTTCCCGAACCCGAAGCATCAACATAGGCTTTAATAGATTGTTGTGTTGCAAGTTTCGTAGCAGAATCAGAAGCCATATTATCTTCATCTAATACCGCTGTTCCAGAAACTCCAGTATTCAATACTGCGGAAGTTAATGTCTTATTGGTTAACGTATCAGTAGTTGCTTTTCCTACAAGCGTATCCGTAGAAGCAGGTAGTGTAAGAGTGACATCAGCAGTAGAAGCGGGACCAATCAGCGTAACCGCATTAGATCCGTTGTCGCTGTCTTCGTAAAACTTTACAAACCCCGCACTGGTAGATCCGTTTTTAACCTCCGCTCCAACATTGGCAGTAACTAAACCTGCGAACGTTGCAACTTGAGAACTCGACAACGTTAACGCTGTTGTAGTATTAGTTGTAAATGTTAACGCATTAGAAGAATGAGAGTAAGAAATCTTACCAATATCATTATCACCAGAATCACCAAAGAAAATATTACCCGCTCCAGATGTTCCAGAAAAAATAGTCAAACCCGTAGTCGAACTATTCTCAAGGACTAACTCGTCACCGTCTCCTGAAGCACTTACCGATCCCGCCGAAGCCGAGTGAACATGTAATTCTCCGTCTGGAGAAGTAATGCCCGAACCAACAACAACTCCACCAAATACATAATCAGTAGTTTGGTTCATGTCTGATGTTGTTATGGTATGGTTATATATATTGAGATATTCTGCGTTTAAATCCGACGCAGTTAACGTCTCACCTGTTGCCCAACTTTTTACTGGACTAAGATTCATTCAGCTTTCCTTTGTCTACGGTCTTATGAGTTTTGCGTGGGCCGTATACCACGGTTATTTATCGTCTTTGCTCTTCTGCTTTTCTTGAGGCAAGTTGTTGTGAAGCTCTACCCAAAACTCTTAAAGATTGTTGACCTCTCCCTGTTGCATCTTGAAAAGAAGGTTCAGTAAAATATCTTTGAGTCCTTGATCCTGGAGTAACTGCACCTCCAAAAGTTAAGAAGTTAGCCAATTTACCGAGTATAGCTCTTGGAGGGTTGCTAAAGATCTCATTCCAAAAACCCAAAGCTTCATTGGCTTGTGCTGTTCCACTAAAGTTAGCAGCAACTTGTCCTCTTTTTTGAATGTTTGAAAGTAAGTCTGTAAAGTTATATATCTGTTCTGTAAATTGTTCACTAAACAATTCATTTAATTTATTAACGCCAATAGAATCTAACTTGTTCCGCAATTTAAAACCACTAATAATAGGCGTTCCGCTTTTTGTCCCTGCTTCAAAAGAAGCGTCACGGATTTCTTCTAATGCTTCTGACTGTAACGCTTGAATAGCATTTAACCCATACTGTTGTGCGACTTGCCCTTGTGGAGTGCCTTGTGCTCCTATGACCTGTTTTAAGCCTTGAAGTTGTTTTGCTGTAGTATTATTTCCTAATATTTTTCTTACTAATCCTTCTCCCTTTTCTTCGTCTTTTAACCAACGAGAAGCAGCCGTTTTATCTAAAAGTTTATCTTCTTCAGCTAACTTAGTAGCTCTTTTTGCTGACTCAGAAACTGAACTTGGCAAAGAACCTTCTTTAAAAAGAATATCAAGGTCTTCATTTATAGCACCGTATATTCTTTTTATAAATGGAGTAAGACCCATTTTCTCATATGAACTGTCTGCGGTTAATTGACCAACTGTCTTTCTCCACCCATCAAGCTCTTCAAATGTTTCTAATTGTTTTATGTCGTTAGATAAATCGTTTACTAAATTTAATATTTTTTTACCAATACGAATATCTTTAGGTTTTCCAATCTTTGGATCAACTTTATTAAAAGCAGAAACCCCTGTCCGATCTGCCATTTCGCCTATAGCAAGTTGAGTCTGATTAGTTGTTATTGGAGTATCAAAAGGAATTAAATTTCTATATTCTGTGTAAGCATCTTCTATGGTTTTTGAACGTGCTTTTTTAGCTAATTCAGCAGACCTAAATATTTGTTCCGAAGCATCGTCTGCTCCAACTGCACCTTGAAATGGAGCACCTATTTTTTCAATAGCTTCTTCAGACGCTTGCTCTATTGGATCTCCATAATTCCTTTTAAATTTATCAGAAGTTAAAACACCTTCCGCACCTCTACGTTCAAAAGATGCAGCCGTTGGAGATTCACTTAAAGAGGATAAAGGTATAGGCATTTCAATACCAGTAGCTTCTTTTAGTTTTCTTGCCTTATCAGTAATATTTTTTTTAAGGTCTGGAGTCGTTCCTTTACCACGGAGCATAGTATTTAACCCCTTTAACCCCTTGATCCCCAGTTCAGTTGCACCTCCAGAAACTGCTCCTATTGCAGCTTCCGTTAACAAATCTTCAGTATTAACACCCTCTTGTGATCCTAAAAGGTTCCCTATTCCTTGTTCAACTCCCGCCCCTAAAACTCCACCCGCAGTAGCCCCTGCAGCTAAACCTACTGGCCCTGTAAAGGGAGTAGTTGCTAATCCTGGAATACTCATCGCTATTGAACCTAATGTTCTTGGAGCACGACCAACCATATCTGCAATGTCACCCGAATCAAAACCTTCAGGATCAACAGGTCTGTTGTAACCTTCAACGCCTGTTCTTCTTTCGACTTCTCCTGTAGCGGGATTTACTTCTGCATCAACGCCAAAGTTTTTGTATATATTAGCTTCACCCTCTGGAGTCGTTGCAAAACCTGCAGCCATACGAGCAAAGAATCCTGGATCTTCGTCTTCAATTTCTACTTTTAATTTATCCCAAATAGACTTTAAATATATTGTTTGTTCTTTAGAATATTTACTACGAAAATCATCAGCAGTAATTTGTTTATTTGTAACCGCTTCTAAGTCTTTGTAAAATTGAAAGGCTTGTTGTTTTTCGTCCATTATTAATTTTCATATCCCTGCAAAATTGAATTATACGCTGAGTCACTAACAGCATCTCTATATCTATCTGTAAGTGCTCTTGACACACCTATTTGATTTTCATCTTTTTCAGTTAAATCTATTACTTTTACTCCGTAACTATCTATGGTTGGCATATTAAATTTATTTATAACAAAATTAATACCATCTAAATCTGCTCCAGGCTTCGTTAACGCTTTGGCTGCTTTTCTTATAGATGGAAGACCTGTATCTTCATCGTTGACAGCGTCAACAACTCCTTGATACAAGGATTGTCCCATGCTCATAAATCGCTTACGAACTTCTGGTAGCATCCTTCCACCTTCACCCCAGATTCTTTCGCCTGACGCTAACAACTTAAGGCTTTCTAATTTAGTGATAGCTTTTTCTTCAGTGTTTACATCTTCAGCACGAACAGAAACGCCAGGATCTTTTAGTCTTGCAAGACCAATAATCATAGCAATGTCACCTTGACCTGTTCCTTCAAGATAACCTCTTGCTATAGAAAGATAGGCAAACCGCAACCCTCCAGAATATTTAAACAACTGATCTTTATCAAGCAGTGGCTTTATGTCTGAACGTAAAACGTCTTTTGTGTCTGCATCTAATATTTCTGCCCATCCGCTTTGTGCAGATTTAAAATTATTTTGTAATCCTTCAATTTCTGTTGGAGTTAATTTTTTTAAAGATTGTTCGATTGAGGAGTCTGCTGAAAATTCTTCCCACGTACCTTCTCCCAAAGTTTCATAAATATAATTTGGCATCCCCTCTTTTAAAGAGTTATACAAAAGCTCTCTCGACGCAAGATCCAGTTGAGCTTGTTGTATCGCAGTTAATTTTTTTGGATCTTTACTGGCTAACATGTTTTTATATTCTGTGTCTGCTCTTGTGTTTTCAAGATCTGCTAATTCTTTTTGTTCTTTAGCCAACCTTTCAGCCATTGTAGCCGAGAAAGACAAAGACTCAATAGACCCAGGATCAAACCCAAAATCTTCTGGTCCTTGCATCCGAGGAGTTATACGAGTTCCATCTCCAGTAATCCCTTCATCCGAACGCATCTTAGCTAAAGAAGTTAGTTTTTCTACTAAACCTGAAGTTGCATCTGCGGTTTTAGGATCGTAAACACCTTCAGGAAGATCTCCTACTGCTTGGAAAGGAGCATATTTTCCAAATTCTTTTGTACCGTCATCTTTTCCTTTCATAAAATTAGAGCTAAAGAAGTTAGGTTTATCACCCGCCATAGAAGGAGGCATTAAAGTATCAAGAGATGGAGTATCACTTCTACCCAAAGTCCTAAGAGACGGAGCATCATCAAGGTTATATCTTGGAATGTTAGAAGTGAAACCCTCAGGAGCAGTTCCCCTTATAGACATAGGATCAGGAGTAGGAAGTCGATCTGAAGTCATACCTGCTCCTAATGCAGCCCTCGCACCTTCTTCTGCTCTTAAATCTTTTCTTATTTGGTTAATTTGTAAATCTTTTAGCTCGTCAGCTTTTTTTGCTGATTCCCTTGCTAATGCTTGCCCTTTCATGGTATTATAAAGATTTAATCCAGTGCTAATAGTATTCGCACCTTTCCCTATACCTTGAAGGAGCCTTGTAGTTTTTCCAAGCTCAACATCTTGTTGGACGGGTCTATGGTCTACGCCAAAAGACCTAATAAGGTTAGACATTGCTGCTCGACGACGGTTTTCTTTATTGGCTTTCTTAACATCTTTACCACCAAAATATCCCGCCCCTATATTAGCAACTGTTCCAACGCCTGAAGCTATTAATGCTAATTCGGCTCCTGTCATTTTATTTTTTCCTTTACTTCGGGTTACCCTGCTTGGCCTGATCCAAGTCTTCTTAAATACTCTAAGTCAAGATTGTTAAGATCAAGACCTCCAAATTTAGGCAAAGTGAATGATTGAGAAGCGTCTCTACCTGCTAACAACTGTCGCATTCTGTTTTTAAAATCTGTAGCCGAAACTGTATCTCCTAATTCTTTTACAATGTTTTTATATTTATCAGAATCTGGATCTAAAAGATCTATTGCAGATAACATTGAACCTACCCTACTTCTATCCCTTTCAAAGTCCATTGCTTCTTTTTGCATTGTATCTTGCGTTATTCCGTCAACATCAAATCTTCCAGTAGCTTCTGCCTCCGATAACCTTCTCGCTAAATCTTGAGTGTCTAAATCAGAGTCTAACGCTTCTTTTTGTATTGTATCATCACCTTTAAACTGTCCCGTCATCCCTGCTTCCACTGCTTGCCTGTTTAGATATCTATCTCTAAAATCTTGAGTAGATACGCCCCTCATCATTTCTTCTCTATCTCTTTGATCCATTGCTAACCTACCCGTTCGATCTGCTTCAGCTAATCTACGTTGCAATGTAGTCCTGTTGTCAAACTCCCCTAACAACTCTCCTTCTGCTAATTGTCTTTGGAGAGTATCTTCTCCATCAAATTGACCAGTGAGTCCCGCTTCAGCTAACTGTCGTTGGAAAGCTCTTTGTTCAGCGTCTTCCGTTAATTCCCCTTGAGCCGAAGCTCTTGCGTCTGCTGAATCTGCAAAAACAAATCTACCCGTTTGCTCTGCTTCAGCTAAACGACGTTGAAGATCTCTGCTTTCTAAGTCAGATTCTAACATTTGTTGTGATCTTGTTGTTTCCCCTAACCTTGAAGCGTACTTATCACCTTGATCTCCAAAAGCATATCTTCCCGTTTGCTCTGCTTCAGCTAATCTTCTTCTAAGATCAAACTCATCTCCCCGCAACGCTTGTTCCGCTTCTAATGCTTGTAGTGCCATTGAACGTTGAGGACGTTGAGATCCTTCACCTTCAAACATTCCCGTAACACCCGCTTGGGCTATTCGATCTTGTAAGTCTTGAGAATCTAAAGCAGAAAGAAGTTGACGCTCTGCTCGACCTTCTCCTCCCGACAACGCATCAAGTTCTGCTTGTTGACGTAATGCAGCTTGAGTCCGACGAGCAGGTGCAGATCCTTCTCCCTCAAGTTCTCCAGTAACTTCTGCTTCAGCTAACCTTCTTGCAAGACCTGAAGTCCTCAAGTCTTCTGCTAAAGCCCTCTCAGCCCTTCCTTCTGCTCCTCTTGAAGCAATACCCTGCAACGTGTCACGCCCTTCAAACTCTCCCGTCATTCCCGCTCTTGTAGCTTGTCGAGCTAACGATTGACCAAGAATATCTTGTTGCAGTGCTCTTTCTGCTCGTTGATCGGCAGAACCTGCCAACCCTAATTCTCTTGCTTGTCTTTCTGCTTGCATGTCAGTCTGACGACCAGAAATATCTCTTCCTAAAATACGATCTAATATTTCTTGTTGTGCTAATCGGTCTTGACGATTTTCTGAACCCAAAGCTCGACCCTCAGCACTTGTCGCTATGTCTCTCGACAACCCTGCTGTAGCTAAATCAGAATCCAACATTCTTTCTGCTCGACCTTCTGATCCCGTTAACGCTTGCAGTGCTCTTTCTTCTGCTCTTTCTGCTCGACCTTCTGATCCCGTTAACGCTTGCTCTGATCTTACGTCACCTCGTTGTGCAAGCTCTCTCGACAACCCAGAAGTAGCTAAATCATCTAATTGAGATTGACGACCATACGCCTCAGACCTTAAACTTCTTTGCATGTCTTGCTCTGCAATAGTTCGTGCGTCTTTTTGACTTGCTAAAGAAGCTAAGTCTTGCAACGATTGACGACGCATTCCTTCTTCTGCTAACCCTAAGTCATCTCGTCTACCTTGAAATCCTAACGCACCTTGAAGAGCCTGAGTTTGCATATCATAACCCGAAGCATCTATATCGTTTAACGTTCTTTCACGTTGCCCAATAAAATCTCCAAGAGCTTCAGAAGTATCACCGCCTCGTAAAACCCCCAAGCTACTTAATCGTTGCATCAACGCATCTTCTTCTTGTTCCGAACGACGCAAGAAGTCTTCTCTTTGTTGTCTTACTAAAGGATTATCTCCACCCTGTAATCTATCAAGCAAAACTTGTTCAGCAGATCCAATTAAACCAGAACCCCTTTCCCCTGTAGGGTCAGTATATCCAAACTCTCTCCCTAACGCTTCTCGGTTTATTGTTTGGTCAACAGCAGTTTTTAAAATAGACGTTCCATCTAAGTCAGTTCCAACTCCTTGCTCTGCTTCCTTAGCCCTCCTAACGTCAAGGACATTTTGCAGTTGTTGGTCTGCTGTCGTAGCTAAGTTAGCAGGTTGAGTTTGTGGAAGAGTTGCTCCTGTAACAGAAGGAAGAGTAAATTGATTAGCAGTATCATCTTGAGTAGTATCTACTTGAGTAGTATCTACTTGAGTAGTATCTCCACCCATAGCCCCTGTTGCCGACGCACCCAACGTAGGTGACTGATTAGCAGGTTGTCCTGGTTGCGTTTGTGCATATGTTTGTGGTTGAAATTGAGTAGCACCGCCTACCTGTTGCATACCTTGAAGAGTAGCTTGACCAAAATCTCCAACCGCTTGTTGCACCTGACCCGATGTGCCAATACCGACAGCCTCTTCAATAGGGTCTACAGGCCGAGTAAATGGTTGGCCAGGCCGAGTAAATGGTTTGCGAACAGTTTTTTTCGTTTTTTTATTTTGAGCCTCAAACATTGTAGGCTGTCTTTTTTGTTTTGCCCGTTCTTTGTATCTTGATTCAAACTGATCCATGTATGCCATTCTAAGTTCCCGCCTTTGGTTTTCTATGAAGTCCTAAGACTTTTGCTTGCAACAACGTCCTACGCACACGATACGGTTGATCTTTCTCATTGTTCGTAAATTTTAAACTTGAATGAGCATCGTAACCACTCAAGTCTATATCTTTTGAAACCATCCTAAGTGTCCCTACGGTATCCGTATTTAAAACAAAAGGAAAAGAACCTCCACCTCCAGTAGTAGATATCTTCCCTGAACTACCAGAGATTCCTTGAGAATCTTGATCTATCGTTAGTTCATAATCTCCTAACCCGTCGTAATACGTCCTTGCATAAAGCCAACGTAAATCAATCGACCCCCCAAATGCTGCAGGTGCTCCAGTTTCAAAATTACTGTTATAAGCAACAGACTCATGGTTATAAGTATTTACAGGTTGATGGTCTAATAATTTACCACCAAAAGTCCCCGCATGAGGTTTATCAGAAACTAATGCCGAACAATTTCTTTCAAACGTCGTAGTCGCTCCCGTTAAAGGACCATACCAAGCAAACCTAACTTCTCCCGTATTCTCATCTTGATATCTATTCTTCAACGACATAATCATAACGTGGTTCATGTTTGTAGCACTATAACTATTTGTCGAATCGTTATAAGGTAGCCAAAACCATACCTCGTTTTGATCCGCAAAGTAAACTGCGTGAGATTGATGAAGTCTACTTTTGTTTATTTTATCCCAATAAACGTCTAACGCATAAGAAACTTTTTCAATAACTTCTCCACCAGACCACATATATATTCCGTCGTCCATTGGAAATACTTGAGCATTCATTCCTGGAATAGTTACTATTGCTCGACCAGAAATACTTCCACCATGTTGTGGGTTGCGTGGGTCAGTAGATGTTTTTTGTTGTTGTTGATATGGTATCGTTGCGTTTCCTGTAGGAATCAAAACGCTTATAAAATCTTCCGTATGAACAACTAAAGAATTTTGAACAGTTTGTATTCCCGTAACTGGCGAACCGAAATTAAAAAAACTTGAAGCTCCCCAAGTTTCAGGATCACCTATATCAGAATACCAAACACGATCTTTGTTCGAGTTTGTCGAACCCATCCAAACTCTGTTGTCAAAAAATGCAGTATGTTCGGCTGTTGTGAAACGACTATCGACATCTAATGCACCACAATCGCTTGAACCTCCAACCCACTTGATTGGACCATTTACCCCGTTTGTTAATACCAACGTATTAAACGCTCTGCACCATTCAAATGTATTGTCGTTACCCGCTGTAATGGTAACACCCGACGAAGGCATAATCTCAGACCAACCCGAGTTGTAACGATACATTGTATCGCCCGCAACAATAAACACCTGCTCAGATCCCCCAGGAACCCGAAACTCTCCGCAAGCAGTTAACGTCGGAGTTCCGCTAATAGCAGATTGACTTCCATAGCTTGCAGTTCCCAACGCTCGTTCAATCGCTGCAGATTGTGTTAGTCGAGTATTCTCCATTCCGTGTAGGCCATTTACAGGGACATCTTCAGCAGGGACATCGTATCTTACCCCCATGTTCCACGGACCATATTGAACAGTTTGAGCTTGTATAGGCATTAGCCAACCTCAACAACTAACGACGTATCAGTTCTTACAGTAAAGTCTGTGTCGTCGTCCGAAGAAAGATATCTGCGATTACCTTGTTGCAATAAGTTTTGACGTTTCATTAAAACAATAGCACGTTCAAGTTCGTTCGCTTCTCGTTGTGCTCCTTGTTCGTCACCTTTTTCTTGTAGAAATAATTTAGTCGCCCCGTAGACTAACGCACTTTCTCCAGTTTGTGGTATGCCCAACTTCATAAACGAATCGCTATCATTAGCCTCTGCCCAAGTCGATATTGCTACTTGATAACGAACTCTAATAATTACATTGGTTGTATCTGGAGTATAGTAAAGTGCAACGACGGGATAGCCTGTAGTCTCGTCAACTCCACCGATCAACGCTTTATAAACGTTTCCCGTTAAAGACCTATCCTCGTCAAGTAAATCATATTTATCAGGACCAACAATAGAAATTGGTTGTTCGTTTGTCTCGTCCATAAAAGACCAAAACGCACCAACGTATCCATCTATTGGTGTATAAACGCGAGTATTCGCAGAAGATTTATAAGTAGCAGTAGCAGAGCTTGAACCTCCAGATATTGATTCGTCTGCGGTAAAGTCTCCGCTCTCGCTGTAAACATAAAGCAATAAGTTTGTAGCGTCATAAGAATCTACAACCGCAGTCTTACCTGAAGGAAAACCTGTAATTGTTTCTCCCACTGTAAACGTTCCACTTACACTTGCAACAGTAAACGTTTTAGTTGTGCGAAAAGTCGTAGTTTTATTTAGCCACCACCATTTCAGATAGCTTGCGATCTCAACCGCAGTAATATTTAGATATTGTCTTGCCCTGTTTTTAAAATCAGTATTTGCTTGGTCAAGACCAACTCTACTTAATGTTAAATCAATTCCTTCACTTAGTAACATTCATGTTATTACCTATCAGGTTATGTTAGACCACGAACCGTTTTCTCGTACTTGAACCTTGTTATCGGTTGTATTGTATATGATCCAACCATTTGTTGGAGTCAAAGCGTCACGTTGCGTTGTAGTCATCTGAGGAGCACTTAAAACTGTTCCCGCTTCTACTACGTCAAATTGTGCAATCGAACCAAACGACGTTGCACTTTTTTGATTGCCCCCAACAACAGGACTACGACTGTTCATTAGTGAACCGCTCCAACATCGTCACGCAAGGTTTGATCAGCAGCAATATCGAACCTAATATTGCCGTCCATTGAAGTACCGTTTTTGTGATGATCCAACCACGTTTTGTATTCTTCCGTCTTCTGAGGAGTCCCATCTTCATTTTTTACCGCTTTATCTTTTAAGTAAGTAGTACCACCGTTTTCCGAATAATACATTGGCAACCAACTTGGCGGTGACGGTTCAAATCCTGGAGGGTGCTCTACCTCAACTCCACCGTAAACTCGTAACGCTTCTTCTCCACGATAGTTTCTTTTGTAAGTTCCATCTGGGACACCCTTACCTGCTTCAACTCCTAAAACTTCTTTTGCATTAGGTGCTGTAGAAAGTAATTCAACAAGACGCTTTTTTGCATCAGGATCGTCCTTAGCTTCACTAAGGATCTGCTCAAGTAAAGAAGGTTTTGCTTCTGCTTCAACAGCTTCCCGAACATCTATTAAAGGTTCCAAGTCGCTTACCTCTTCAGCATTAGCTTCTTCAACAATTTTCAAAGCATCTGCGTCTGGGTCAATTTTTTTTGCTCCGATTGCTTGACCCATTGCGTCGAATCCGTTTTCATAATCAAGCTCTTGCTCTTGCTTCTTTTTTGTTTGGCGTTTTGCCATTGCCATAACATTATCCTTCAGTTAATGATGCAGGTGAGGACACGAATGCCCTCACCCCATCAAGTTAATTAAACATCAACTACATACGGACGAGCAAGACTGACCAAAGCCAATCCTGAGCTTGGCGTGTCTAATGCACTTACCGTACTCATGCCGAATATAAGATCACCACTAACTACAGCATCATCAATACTACCTGCTGTAGATGTTAGATAAACGGCTTTATTGTCGGCAAGACTTGCCAACCCTTTTGCAACACCGTTACCAGTAATCTGATACCAACCAAACTGATTGGCAACGTTTATACTCATTGAACAACCAAGCTGACCAATATCGTTAGCAGTACCCAACGAAGTTGTCCAACCGTTTGTATCAATCAATGCAACACTACCGACCACTGTAGATGCGACACCTTTAGCGTAAATAAATTCACCTACACCATAACCAGTGCTTGAATCTATGTCGTTTCCTTGCACAACCAATCCTAAAGGAAACTTTTGCGTGGTAGAAGTTTCGTCAATGTTCTGACCTCCACCGTAAGCTCCTATGATTTCCCAATTTGCCATTCAGCTAATCTCCTATATACCTGTTAGGTTAGTGTGAACACCGAGCCTACGTCGGTTATTTGTGATTTGCTGAACCCCCGCTACCATGTAACTGAGCTGCCCCAATTGCCCGTTCGATTGAAGTGATACAAACGGAGTCTTCTTAAAGTTTGCGTTTTTCATAACACGCAACTGGTGCGAACGTTTATCTACAAAGTAAGCCTTACCAGAAGAGACATCGTTGTCAGCAATAATCTCTGCTCCCATAAATCCTGGGAACTCTTGACCATTAAGCCCGTTAAGTTTTGTGCCGTTCAACTCTACGTAACCTTGAGAAGTTAACGCAGTGCGATAAGCACCCGCAATAGAATACGTTGTAATAATAGCATCAGTACGACCGCCCTGCTTACGAACACTATCCATAACAGTATTAAATTCTTCAACACCGTCAAAAATATTAGTAGTCGTTTGGGCTAAAAAGGTTTTAGTCGTTGTGTCAGACTGATTCTGCCAGAAGGTTGACGTTCCTGAGTTAATACCGCCAACAGTACCCGTTCCCGCATCAGCTATAAGATCTTGAAGACCGAGCATCTTTTTACCCGACTGAGAACCGCAAGCATCTTCGTTGATCGTCTTGAGCAACGAGTTCATCGCATTGTCACCCAAAGCAGAGAGCAACGAGAATATCTGTTCTGCTCCACTGTTTTCCCAATCTTCCGTGTCTGACAAAACTATAGGAATCGCGTAATATCTCCGCTTATAGAATGCCGACTCAAAAGGATCACGAGGTGATTTTGAGAGTGGATCGTATTTATCAAATGCTTCTGCCGTTCCTGAACTACTTTCTAAGATGACTTGAATTTCTTTACCGCCTCCGTCTACCATCTGCATACCACGTTTGCGTAGTGCATTGATGACGTTGTACGGCTCAAAAATATTGTCAATAACTTTTGGGTCTATCGTGCGACGAGTCGAACTCCACCGCGAATCCCAGACCTCACTTGTGGTTTGAGCCATTCTAATTCTCCGAAAAAAGTTTCTCTATCAAATAGTCGAAGCGATTTCCGCAATAGCTTGTGATTGACTTATCGGACCGCCTGAAGAATCTCTAATAGCAGAAGTGCTCCCACGATTAGAAGCTCCCGCCTTTGCTACATTTCTTTGAGTGCGTTGATTGTCACGAGCTTGTTGTGCTTGTTGTGCAGGTTTCCCCGTCCAACGTCCTACCAACTCCGACAGTGTAAAATTTTTACCCGTATCTGGATTTACCGTTGAAAGCAAAGTCCTGTTGTTGGTAATGAACTGCAAAGTTAATTCATCTTTTAGTGATTCTTCACCAAATAAACCTTTGGCTTCTTCAATCTGATCTTTTAACTCTGACTCTCGTGATGATCGTTGTTGCTCTGCCATGTTAGCAAACAACTGACGATCTTGTTGGTAGTTGTTCAACCCCATCTTTTCCATCGTAGATGCAAGTCTATCTTCTACCATCTTATCAACATACTCAATACCTGCAGCTTGTTCCATCAACGCACGTTGCTGTTCAGGGTCGTTAACTTGCATCGCCCGTTGTCGCAACGTTTCAGCATCTCCCAAATCCGCTCCCTGTTGAGGTTGCGTCGGTTGTTGCTGTTGCTGATAGTTTCTACGATCTTCTTCAAACTGTCTTTTTTCAGCCAAAAACGCTTCGTTCTTCTGTTGGAAGTAACGATCAGCTTCGCGTCTACCTTTTTCAAACTCTGATAGATCATTGTTTGATTGATTACCGCTATCATTAGCGGGTTGTTGCGTTTGCGTTCCTCCATCGGTCTGCTCCGACGCTCCAACAGGGTCCGAGTCCGTATCCGTCTCAAGCATCCCCAGACCCATTTCAGGCATATCTTGAAATGAGTTGTCTGTAGATCCGTCTGACGAACCAGATGGTTCGGTCTGCCCTGAATCAGCAGTGAAGTCCGTGGCGATTTCGCTCATACTATCTCCTTCATGTTATTTCTTCCGCACCATACGGAAAAAGTTACATACTGTTATTATAATACGTTTACAAATTAAAATCCATACCCATCTTCAACATTTCTATTTAAATCACCCGAAGCACCCCTATCAACCCTATCCCACTCAACCTTATCCATAATCTCATCTAAGCTATTGGCACTCAAAACTCCGCTCGTATCAACAGCGTCTTTTTGTTTTTCTAACTTTTGTTTTGTTTCGTAAGTCTCAGCTTCGACTTGTTCTTTTGTTGTTTTGTTTCCTTCTTCCAAGCCTAACGCTTTTAGTTTTACTTTTTTATCGGTTGCGTTTTCGTAAAACATTCCCGTCTGCGGGTCTGCAACAACTTTGTTGTGTCCCTGCGTAGACATCAACCGATTGAAATCTCCCATCGAACCAAAATGAATCTCACTCTTGCATTTACATTTTGGACAACGTTTGGTTTTTTTAGCTCCTCCGTTATGAGAAGAAAAATATACGTCTTTCTCTACATGTCCAGAGGTGCATACATAGTTGTGTAGTGGCATTATTCAGTTTCTCCTTCTGGAGTATTTAGCGAAGCTGCACCAAGCATTAGGAATGCTAAAGGAATATTACTTCCGTCAATTATAGGATTTTGTTTTGCAAAATCAAGAATCCCTTGCAACCAACGCTCGTCAAAAGGTTGGCTATAACTTTTCCCAAATGCTGCTGTAAATCTTTGCTCTGCAAAGTTTTTTGGCACTTCATGTTCAGGAATTTTCTCTCCTGTTTCTTTGTCAGTTTTTGCTTTAACAATAGATTTTTGGTGACGAGTTTGTTCTGCAATGTCAGGATACATTACATGAAACGGAATATCGGCTCTTTCTAATCTTCCAAAATCTTTTCCAGGAATCCCGTAAGCGTAAGAAGGATGTGGAGAAGCAGGGAGTTTCTTAGGATCGACGGTTGGATCAAATTCAAAAAGAGAATAACCCGAAGACCCTGTTCTTAATTTTTCAAGTTCATCTACATTTACTGCTTTTAAAACATCTTTATAATTTGGAAAACCTAATGGTCCCCAGAGTTGAACTTTTGACATTGTTTCAACTACTGATTTCCTCAAAGCACCAGACCCTTCTCTTGGGAACTCATTCAACCCTAATAATTGGTCAAAATATCTTGGGTCATTTAATCCGACAAATGGAACTACTTCTTCTTCCAAAATAGGATCTCTACCTTCTTTTTCTGCTTGCTTTAATTCTGTTTCATTATCTTCTCTAATTTTTTTATTTTTTTTGTTAATCTCTTTGTTAACAACCTCATCAAATTTACTTAAATCAGATTTTGGAATTTTTATTTGATCTAATTGATTAACCATAGCTTGGACAACAGGGACACTAAAATTTGACGCATCTTGACCCATCAACACATGGACACCTAAAACAGGACGACCTGTTGCCTCGTGAACTGATACTATCTTATCTTGAAATCTTTGAGCAATAGGATTCATAGAAGCCCATCCTTGTTCGCCAGTTTCAACGTTTTTCCCCATATGAAAAGAATAAAGACCTCCTCCACCTAATGGCGTATCAGTCTTAGCATCGGCAATAGCATCTAAAATAAGACCGCTATCCATTCTATCGCCCACCGTCATAACACCTTCATACCCTAACAAATCTTCGTAAGGTCTTACTATTCGTTCGCTGGGATCACGCATTCCTGGTATACGGCTATAGGATGCAACTGCTCGTTCACCTGGAGGTAGGTTCCCTCTAAGTTTTTCTCTTCTTCTTGCAGCGGGAGTATCAGTGTAAACTTTGGTATCTCCAGTTACTGTTATTAGTTTTGATCTTTCAGGATGTTTTAGTGAGTCGTAATGTTTCCTCATTTCTATTGCAAACTCATTATCGTAACCATATTTTTGTACGTATTCAGCAAATTTCACTTCTCTTAATCGAAATAATTCTTTTTCTACGTCGCTGTTTGGTATCCCGTTTGTACTTCCACGAACTCCTTTTATTAAATCAATGTCTGCATTTATCTTTTTAATTTCATTTAAATCTACAGGTTGTTGTTTTAATTGTTCTACAGTTAAAGAAGCCCTACCTATTGTGTTTCTTATTTCTTCTGGTTTCTTTTTTGTAACTAAAACATGAGAAGTGTTAATGCCAGATTTCGCAGGTCTTTCAACATCAAATCCATCCCCAAGTATTTCCTTTATGTAGCTTTCAAGCTCAAATTGATCAAATCCTTTTTGGAATGTTCCAGTGCCTGTAAAAACAGAACCCTCTTCTGATCCTTGTTTTTGGCCAGGTCTAACTTTACCATGTTTATCTAAAACATCGTTTTTACTTTTTCTTGTAGTAATTAACACTTGTCCGTTTGGTGCTACTATTCTTCCTATTTCCTGAACAGCTTGATCTCTTGCTTCTTTTGGTAAAACATTTAAAACATTTAAGTTTGTTATTCTTGAAAAAGATCCGCTTGCTATTTCAGACGGATCTAAAAAGTCAGGTTTAAAACCTTTTTTAGGAAAAGGTTCAAACGTTTTATAGCCTAAAGATTGAGACTTTCCTAAACCTGCTCCATAATCTAAAGTTTCGCCTGTTGGATTTTTTCTATTTAAAACAGCATCAGCATTTTCATATGTTGGAAACGTATTGCCTCTTTGAGTTAGCTGACTTGTTTCGTCAGCGTCCTTTAAAGTTTTCTTTAATCCTCTTTTAATAGGAGCCATAGCTACAGAACCAAGACCCGTAACATCACCTGCCGTTAAACTTTCACCAAACTTCCAAAGAGCTTTTTGTGCTTCTTCTAAATTTTCTGGAGCGTTTTTTGCAATCCAAGAAACCGTATCTGAAACTAATTGACCTGTTCCTTGTGGAGTTTTTGTGGCTTGCATAACTGTATTTGCTAATCTTGCTCCTTGCAAACCAATAGTCTTAGCAAGATCGGTTGCTTGTTCTTCTGTAAGCAACATCATTGTTCCTAACGTCTCTAACGACATTCCAGGAAGATTATATGTTGCTAAGTCTTGTAGCCGAGAATCTCCACTTGGCAACTGACCTGTGTTTCCTCTAATATTTACATCGGTAAATTCAGGAGAAGCGTCTCTTCTTCTTTTGTATTCTCCTGTAAGACCTCGACCTGCATCTAACGCTTGTTGACCAATACGTTTTTTTCTGTCGTCAGCAAAACCTAAAGCATCAGTTAATCCCGTTCCCAAACCTTCTGCAAAATAACTACCTGCTCCTCTTTTTCGTATTGCGTCTAATAGTTTAGCTTCGGTTGTTGACGAAGGATTCTCACGGAGATTCATTCAGCCTACATCCCTTCCGTTTGATTTTGTATTGAATCAGCAGTCCGTTGTGCATTACTCTGAACTTGCGAAATCAAATCAGGTTGAGTCTGCGACACTTGAACC